TATGGGGGCGTCACTTTTTGAGTTAAGAAAAGCGATAGACAAAAAAGGCTATACAGAAAAGTACCAAAACGGGGCTAACCAAAAAGGGGTAAAAAAGTGTTCTGAGGTAGAAATATATAATGTCATGATAAAAAATTACACGGCGGTCATAAAGCAGATCATGGAAATTGCTGAAAAAAATGGCAAAAAAGTAGAAAACGGAAAAGAGAATGATGATGATTTTTTTGCATTTTTAAAAATGAGGCCATAAGGATGGAGTAAACGGATGTGGAAGTACAAAGACTGGCAGAGGCGTATCAAAACCCGATTTTAGAATACTGGAAGACCATACAACATAAACCGCTGTTATCTAAAATCGAACTTTTACAAAGAGAGATACAAAAGGCGGAAAAGAAAAAAGAGATCAGCGAAGCGGAGCTAGAAAAGAAGAAAAAAGAGTTAGAAAATCTTCTTTCCGAAAAAGAGGAGCTTAAAAAAACAGGCCCTATTGTAAATACAAGCTGGAAAGTTTTTTACATCTATCAAGAAATTGTAACGAATATTCTAAACAATCCACAAAGCGAGTGGGAATACAGTCCAGTAAAAGCAAATCACGTAATTTTGTTTGTCGAAAAATTCTGCAAGCACTCCAAGGGGGATGCTGGCGGAAAACCATTTCTTTTGGAAGTATGGCAAAAAGCACTCCTAGCCGCATCTTTTGGAATTGTAAGCAAGGAAACAGGGCTGAGGAAATACCGAGAGGTATTTTTGATGGTGGGAAGAAAAAACGGAAAGAGTACACTTGCGGCGGCGCTTGGATTATATCTGCAGCTTGGGGATGGGGAAGGCGGTGCAGAAGTTTATGCCTTGGCAACCAAAAAAGATCAGGCAAAAATTATCTGGCTGGAAGCCAAGAAGATGGTCAAAAAAAGCCCTGAATTGCTAAAGTTGGATAAGCCTTTAGTTGCAGAACTGACGGCGGATTTCAACGATTCTTCTTTTAAGCCTTTGGGCAGGGACTCTGATACCCTGGACGGATTAAACGTCCACGGCGCCACAATGGATGAAATCCACGCCTGGAAAGACGACAACCTGTATGACGTTATCGTGGATGGAACGAGCGCAAGAAGCCAGCCTATGGTCTTTATTGTTACCACAGCAGGAACCGAGCGAGAGCACATCTTTGATAAAAAATATGCAGAAAGCAGCAACCTGATAAATTTTCTCAATGGGAAAGAAGGGTACAAGGATGAAACCTTGTTTCCGGTAATCTATGAATTGGATGATCGGGACGAGTGGACGGAGCCAGAGTGCTGGATAAAGGCAAACCCAGGGCTTGGATCCATCAAAAAAACAGAAACCCTGCAGGTAAAGGTAGAGAAGGCAAAAACAAACTCTAGTGATGTAAAAAATCTGCTTTGCAAAGATTTTAATATCCCAGAGACCACAAAAGCGGCATGGCTTACAAAACAAGAGGCAGACAATGAGGCAATTTTTGATATTGTGAAATTGCAGCCAAGATATGGGATAGGCGGCGTGGATTTATCCAGTACAACAGACTTAACGGCCGCGAAAGTGCTGTTTATGGTTCCGAATGATGAACTGATCTATCAGATGTCTATGTATTGGGTGCCGGAAGATTTGGTGGAACAGAAGGTAAGGGAAGATAAAATCCCCTATGATCTTTGGATAGAAAAGGGCTATGTGCGTACATGCCCAGGAAACAACAATCATCCTAAATATGTTACACAGTGGTTTTGTGAAATTCGAGACAGCTATGACATATATTTGCCCTGGATAGGCTATGATGCATGGAGTGCTAAGTACTGGGTAGAAGAAATGAAGTCGGAGTTTGGGCAAAACGCTATGATTGCGGTGCAGCAGGGAAAGAAGACACTATCCAGCCCCATGAAAAATTTGAAAGCGCTTTTGCAAAGAAACGGGTTAAATTACAACAACAATCCAATCGACCGCTGGTGCTTTTACAATACGGCGGTTGATGTTGATAAAAATGACAATATCCAGCCGATCAAGACCAGCAACCCGCGGCGAAGGATTGACGGGACAGCGGCGACACTGGACGCCTATGTGGTATTGGAAGAAAAGTTGAACGAGTACTTGACGCTGATATAGGAGGGAAGGCAGTGAGGCTTTTTAACAGAAACAGGGAACCAACAAAAAACAATACGGGAAACGCCATTGCAATGGTGACAACCTACGGAGAAAGTTTCTTTTCGTGGAACGGGAAACTATATGAAAGCGATATAGTTAGGGCGTGCATCCGGCCAAAAATAAAAGCCATAGGAAAACTAGTGCCAAAACATATCCGCTCGGATCCTCAGAGTGGAATTGTGGTAAATCCAGAAGTTTACATGAGATTCTTGTTGGAGGAACCTAATCCGTATATGACAGGGCAGCAGATGCAGCAAAAAGTAGAAACCCAGCTTTGTCTCAACAACAATGCCTTTATCCTGATTGTTCGGGATGTAAACGGCTATCCTATGCAGCTTTATCCAGTCCCCTGTACCAGTGCGGAGGCGATCTATAACGACAGCGGGGAATTGTTTTTAAAGTTCCAGTATAGGAATGGCAAAAGCGGGACTTTCCCTTATGGAGATATTATTCATCTGAAACAAGATTATAACGAAAATGACATTTTCGGCGAGAGTCCAGCAAAGGCCTTGTCCCAAATGATGGAAGTCATAGGGACCATAGACCAAGGTATTGTAAAAGCGATTAAAAACAGTTCTGTTGTGCGCTGGTTGTTAAAGTTTAATCAGAGCATGAGGCCGGAGGATGTAAAAAAGAATGTAGACGAGTTTATCAAAAACTACCTAAGCACCGAGACAGATACCTTTGGGGCAGCTGGCGCGGATGCAAAAGCGGACGTGCAGCGGATTGAACCGAAAGACTTTGTGCCAAATGCGGCGCAAAGTGACCGCACCATAGAACGGATATATTCTTTTTTTAACACAAATAAGAAAATTGTACAGTCCACCTGGACAGAGGACGAGTGGAACGCCTACTATGAGGCGGAAATTGAGCCGGACGCCATACAATGGGGGCAGACTTTTACACAAAAGCTGTTTAGCCGCAGGGAAAGAGGCTATGGAAACAAAATTGTTTTTGAGGCAAGTAACCTACAATGTGCCAGCCTGAATACAAAGCTGCAGTTTATGGCAATGGTAGACCGCGGGGCCATGACACCAAATGAATGGAGAGCAGTCGTAAATATGGCGCCGGTGCAGGGTGGAGACGAACCTATCCGCAGGCTAGATACACAGGTAGTAAATGCCGTGGAAAAACTAACAAATATGATAAATAAAGACAATTTTACAGTAGTGGCAGAAAGCATAAAAAAAATATTGAGTGGCGTAGGGAAGCCGCGGGGAGGTGAGAAAGATTGTGAAAGTAGAGATCAGAGGGACGATTATCCCGAATGACTATAAGTGGTACTATGATCTGTTTGATATGGACAGCACATCCCCCAAAGATGTACAGACGGCCATAGATGCAGCAGGCGGGGCAGAATTGGAGGTATATATTAACTCTGGAGGTGGTTCTATTGACGCGGGAAGTGAAATTTATACCCTGCTAAGAAGCTACCAAGGCGGCATAAAGATATATATTACAGGCGTAGCGCATAGCGCGGCTTCCGTCATAGCAATGGCAGGTTATAGTGAGATGTCGCCAACCGCGCTGATGATGGTGCACTGTGTTTCGGTTGCCGGAGTAAGTGGAAATCATAACGAATTACAGAAGCGGGTAGAGATGCTTGAGGCAGCAGACCAGGCTTTATGTACCGCATACATGGAAAAAGCAGGCATGACACAAGCACAGGCGCTTGAGCTGATGGAGAAAGAGACCTGGCTAACCGCAGAGCAGGCAAAAAACCGCGGCATGGTGGATAAAGTAATGTTTGAAGGGACGGGGGAAACAGCTTTTGACATGGTAGCGGGCACATCCTGGCTTCCTTCTAAGGAACAGATGGAAGCAGCAAAAAACTTGGTAGCAAAAAAAGAGGAAACGGTGCTTTTTGACCAGGAAAAAGCGCAGGCGGCATTAAATTTATTGAGTTTAGGAGGAAAGTAAATGGACCATGAAGCATATAAGGCAGCGAGGGAAAAGCTGCAAGCAGAAGCACAAAACTTGATCGACGCTGGAAAAATTGCAGAAGCAAATGAAAAGATGGAAGCAATTAAAAAGCTAGATAAAGATTGGGACGAGACAGCAAAGGCGCAGGCAAATATGGAAGCCCTAAAAGGAGAACAGAGAAATATTTGTATGCAGGATATTACTGGAAATATTTCTGTTGGAAATGGGATTGCTGTAGAAAAAACAGCAATGGGAGCTGTTGGAGAAAGTGAAGAACTTACCAACAAATCAGAAAAGTATAAGAACGCTTGGGCAAAGAGCATGATGGGGCAGAAGTTGTCCCAGGAAGAAAACGAATGTTTTGAAATGGTGAATGAGGCCTTTACGCATACTACAAAAAACACAGGAATTATCATCCCAGAGAGCGTCACCAAAGGGATTTGGACAGAGGTAGGGGAAATTTATCCATACTGGAACGACATTGCAAAGACCTATGTGAATGGCACACTGACCATGTTGAAGGAAGGGGATAGCACAGAGGCAGGCTGGTATGAAGAAGATGCCAAGACAGAGGACGGAAAAGAGACCTTCCAAAAAATGAGCCTTTCTGGTTGCGAGTTATCTAGAGCGATTACCGTCTCTTGGAAACTGAAAGAAATGGCAATTGAGGACTTTATCCCATATATCCAGCGGAAGATGGCGGAAAAGATGGGCGCTGCTTTGGGGTATGGAGCAACACACGGAAAAGGCCAGCCAGGAACCGGAGACACCTTTAAGCCAGAGCCTTTGGGAGTAGTCACGGCGCTGGAAAAAGAAGAAGGAACACCACAGATCGTGGAGTATAAAAAGGGTGGCCTGAAATATACAGATCTCACGAAAGCAAGGGGCAAGATTAAGAGTGGATATGCAGGCGGGCTCAAGATTTATGCAAACTCCACCACGATCTGGAATGAGTTGGCCAATGTCCAAGACGCCAACGGACGGCCAATCTTAATGGCGGACGTGGTAAGCGACGGGGTATACCGCGCGCTGTCTATGGAAGTAAAAGAGGATGATTCTATGGCAGACGGCGAAATCTTAATGTCTAATCCGCAGAGGGGCTACATGGCCAATGTCAATAAAGAAATCAGCATGACAACGGAAGACCATGCCAAAGAGCGTGTGACGGACTACTGTGGCTATGCGATTGTAGACGGGACAATGGTTACATCCAAGGCACATGCTCTTTTAAAGGCGAGTGAAGCAACGAGAAGTGCACAAAAGAGTGCTTGAAGGTAGCTTATGGAGATCACAACCGAGTTTATAGAAGAGATTAAAAGAGCCGTCCGTGTAACGGCCAGCCTTGCAGATGAAGAGATAAAAAACTTGGCGGCGGCATGTGTGGCAGAAATGCGGATTGCAGACGTATATATCACAGATCTGCAAGACCCACTGGGAAAGCAAGCGATCATCCTCTACTGCAAGGCGCACTATGGATATGACGAAAAAACAGAGGCTTTTGCGGAAGCATTTCGGGCGTTGCGTGACGCTATGGCCTTGTCTGGAGACTATAAAAAGGCGGTGGAGGAGTGACGGAAGTAACACTGATAACGGAGATAGTTACCAAGGACAGCGGAGGACTGCCAGCAAAAGAAAGTTCTGAAATTGTGGTGTATGCCAGTGAAAAAAGTATCGTACGGACGGAGTTTTATGAGGCCATGCGATCTGGGATTACACCCAAAAAAACATTTGAGCTGAGGCAGGAAGACTTTGCACTGTCTGGGGTAAAGACAAAAAAAGGTATGATATACGCTTCTAAGCTGCTATGTGATGGAGTGAAGTATGATGTCATAAGGACATACCAGAAAGGAAAAAGCAAGGTTGAGCTTGTGTGTATGTAGGATGGCAAATTTTGAAGTGAAAGGATTTGAAGACTTTATTCGTCAGTTGGAACGGGCGGGGGATTTGGAACAGATAGCGCCGGAGATGATAAAGGAAGCCCTGCCAATCTTGGAAGCAGAGTTAAAAGGAACAGTACAGCAAGAGGCAAACAGAGGCTATGCCACCGGAGAACTTGCGGCATCCATAAAACCAAGCAGGCCAAGCAGGAACCAATATGGGTATTTTGGGGTTGTCAGACCGACCGGAAAAGATAACAAAGGGGTCACAAACATGCAAAAATTAGCTCATCTCCACTATGGGACAAGTAAACAACAGGCACGCCCAGTAGTAGCAAAAGCAGTGTTTCGCGCCAGAGGGAAAGTGCTTGCAAAGCTAATAGAGGTATACAGTAGGATGGCGGACACTGATGGAAGTAAATGAGAAATTACAGAAAATATTAGGAAATATTTGTGATAACACCTGGGAATTGGTTTGCCCAGAAGAAAGGCCGCCGGATGAATATATTGTATACAACTCGGTGCTGGATGTTCCAGAAGACTTTGGGGACAACCATCCACAAGAGTGGGTACACCATATGCAGATACACTTGTATACGGCTGGGAGTTATAGGAAGCTAAAAGAGAGTGTTAGAAATGCCTTAAAAGAGTCGGGTTTTGCAGTAGATGGAATAGAAAGGATGTATGATCGGGAAAGCGGCTACTTTCATGTCTGCTTTTCTTGCTCCATCCAAGAAGAAAGAGAGGAAGAAACATGGCAAAAAAAGGATTGACTTATATATGTATGGCGGAGTTACAAAAAAATGGGACACATGCAAATGGATTCTATATCGGGCCGTCTGCAAAAATCACGGCGACAGCGACCACAAACACGACCAAAGACTTTGGGGACAATCGCGCTGTGGTGACTGATACTTCCGTAACCACAGGGACGGTATCAATTGAAATTAATGAATTTGTGAATAAAACCTATGCCGAAGTATTAGGGCATACATATGACGCAGAAAAAGACCTTGTGACTTGCAGCTCCGGCGACGAGGCGCCCTATATGGGGGTTGGCTGTATCGGGCAGTCCACAGGGGAAAAACCGCACAAAGCAGTAATCTATCCAAAGGTGCAATTTAAAGAACCTACCACCGAATACGACACAAAACAGGAGCAGGTAAGTTACACACACACGACTTTGGAGGGCGATTTCTATACACTGGAAGATGGTGTGTACTCCATCAAGGCCGGATTTGACACGGAGGAAGAGGCAAAAACCTTTATAAACGAAAAATTTGGCATCCAAAGCGCAGCAGGAGGCGAGCCGGGTTCCGGTAGCCAGGAAAACGCAGGGTAAAAAGGAGTGTGGGTAAATGAGTGACTTAAGGCCGAAGGGGGTTCCAGTTGAGATCGGCGGGGAAGAGCATTATCTCCTCTTTACGATCAATGCCGTAGATGAAATTCAGGACAAATTGGATGTTCCGATTGATGAAGCTTTCGATTCCCTGACGAACCCCTGGGAAGCATGGAAAGCACTAAAAACAATTCTTACTTGCTTGTTGAATGATGAGCAGAAGCGAAATAAATTTTATGGGGAAGTCCAAGAAGCAAAGGCTTACACGGAAGAAGAAGTGGGCTGGATGGTGACAGAAACGGACAAGTATGTGATCATAGAGGCTATACTAAAGGCTTATGGTGTATCACTGCCAGAAACGGAGGAAGAAAGCCCAAATGCAAAGAGCGTGCAGCGGCCGGAGAAAAGTTAAATGTTGCACGCATACTGTACATAGGCTGTAAAATCTTAAATTTTTCGGAAAGTGAGGTTTTTCAGATGACAATCCGAAAATTTTTCTTGATATACAACGAATATCTGGAGTTAAACGGCCTAAAAAAGAGAGAAATGACTATAGACGAAATGCCATAAGGCGCAAGAAAGCAGCGATTGAAAGCTGCTTTCTTCTAAAATAGGAGAAGGTGGAAAGAATTGGCAGGTGCTAGGATTGGCGCAGTGATCGCCTTAGATGGAGAAAAAGAGTTTAAACAGGCAGTAAGCAGCATAAATAAAGAGGTCAAGAACCTGGAGTCGGAAAGTAAGCTCCTAAAAGAACAGTTCAAAGGGCAGGAAAGCAGTATGGAAGCCCTTAGAGCCAAGCATGACCTGTTAAGGCGCACTTTGGAAGTCCACCAGAAAAAGGTAGATGAAGTCAGTAGCGGCCTGCAACATGCCAGGGAAGTCTATGAAAAGACGGGAAACAAGCTGGGAGAGCTAGAAGAGATATACAACCAGGCGCGCAGGCGCATGGAAGAGATGGAACAGGAGACAGGTACCACGGCAGAAGCCTTGGAAGAACAGCGGAAAGAAGTAGAACGCCTCTCACAAAACCTGGAAAAAAGCAGGGACAACTATCGAAGAGCCGGAGAACGCGTCCTAAGCTGGGAAACAGACTTAAATCGGGCAAGAACCGCGCTTGTGCATACTAACAACGAGCTTAGGGAGAATGAGCAGGCTATGGAAGCGGCGGGGCAGGAAACGGCGGATTGTGCGGAGGAAATGGAAGAACTAGCACAGTCTGCACAAGAGGCCGCAAGTAGCGCGGGGGATATGGAAGCGGTGTTTGCTGGAAGCCTTGCGGCCTCTGCGGTGGAAGCAGTAACAGAAAAAGTCGTAGAGTTGGCACAAGCGGCCGCAGAAACGGCAAAAGAAATGGAAGCAGCACAGCAGCAAGTTACTGCAAGCACAGGATCCGCAGCAGCAGAAGCCCAAAAATATGGGGAAATCATGAAAGAACTCTACGCTAGCAACTACGGGGAGAGTTTTGAAGACATTGGCGAAGCCATAGGCACGATCAAGCGTAACCTGGGCGACCTATCCAGCGAGGAGTTGAAAAACGTTGCGGAAGATGCGATCACACTCCGAGATACGTTTGATATGGATTATCAAGAGCAAATCAGGGCGGTAAAAATGCTAATGGATTCTTTTGGGGTATCTTCAAAACAAGCCTATAACTTGATTGCACAAGGCGCGCAAAGTGGCCTAAACAAAAATGATGATCTCTTAGACACGATCAATGAATACTCGGTGCACTATAAAAACATGGGTGTGAGTGCGGAGGGGTTTTTCAACTCTCTTTCAAACGGAACAGCCGCGGGCACTTTTTCAGTAGATAAGCTTGGGGATGCATATAAGGAGTTTGGGATCCGCGTAAAAGACACGGCAGCAAGCACAACAGAAGGTTTTGAGCTGCTTGGGCTGGATGCCGATACTATGCGGGAAAAGTTTGCTGCAGGCGGAGAAAGCGCAAAGGCGGCAACGGAAGAGACGTTGCAGGCGCTCTTTAGCATGGATGATCAGGTGGTACAAAACCAGGCGGGGGTTGATCTCTTTGGGACCATGTGGGAAGACATGGGGATAGATGCAGTAAAGGCATTGACAAACGTGGACGGGAGTATCTCAGTTGCTAGAAATTCAATGGAGTCCATCAAAGATATAAAATATTCGGATATTGGTAGCCAGATCGCAGAAGTAGCACGCGAAATCGAAATGAAGCTGGTGGAACCGCTAGAAAAAAAGTGGTTGCCAGCCGTAAGGGATGGATTGGAGTTTGTTTCCGACCATATGGAGGTCATAGGAGCTGGCCTGACAGGGCTCGCAGGGGCAGCGGCAATCTGGAAGTTGGCGCATACCCAGGCAGGGGAAGCAGTGATCAAGGTTTTGAAAGCGCTCATTTTTACAAGGGCCGCTGACACAACAGCCACAGTGACGCAGACAGCAGCGCAAGGGGCGCAAACACTGGCTACTAAGGTAGCTACAGCAGCGCAGACGGCATACAACACGGTTATGAGCATGAACCCGATTGCCAAAGTTCTGCTTGCGCTTGCGGCAGCAGTAACGGCATATAAACTGTTTAGCAAAGCTGTAGAAAACGCAAAAGAAGAGATCATCAACTCGGACGAAGAGCTGAAAAAAAGCAGGGAAACCGTGGACGAGTTAGGGCAAGAGATTGATGAACTGAAAAACTCAGCGGAAGAGGCAAGGAAGGCGAGAGAAAGCAGCATTGAAGGCATCCAGGCAGAGTATAACGCATATGACGAGTTAGCCACTAAACTAGTGGACCTTTCTGAAAAAGAAAACCTTTCCAATGGTGAAAAAGCCCTGATGAAAACCTATGTAGACCAGCTCAATGAAGCCATGCCAGAACTAAACTTGTCCATAGACGAAAATACCGGAAAGTTAAACCAAAACGAAGAAAGCATCCGCAAAATCATCCAGGCAAACAAGGAGCGCTTAATTGTAGAAGCACAGGAAAGCATGTTAGGAGAAATCCTGCAGGAGCAGATGCGGGCGGAAATCGATGTCGCAAAAGTGCAGCACGAACGAGAAGCTGTGTCTGGGAGATTGAAAGAGACAGAAGAACAACTCGCAGATACAGAGAAAAAAGTAAAATCCGAAATGGTCGATTATGGCTCTGCATCCATAGAGACGAGTCAGAAGCAGGCAGAGCTTGGGGTAAAGACAAAAGAGTATCGGGAGCAGTTGGAAAAGCTGGACGGACAGATGGCGGATGCGAAAGGTACGGCAGAAGACGCAAAAGAAGAATATGATCTTATAGCCGAAGCAGTATCAAATGTCGCGGAGCAAAATGGAGCAATGGGGGCCAGCGCAGAGGAAAGTTCCGGCGCCGCTGCTATGGCGGCACGGGAAGCAGCAGAAGCGCATAAAGAAATGGAAGACAGTATAAGGCAGAGCTTAGAGGGTGCTGCAACTGTCTTTGACGAGTTTAATGCTGGTCAAGAAATCAGCACAGGGCAGATGCTGCAAAACCTGGAGTCCCAGGAGCAAGGGCTGACAGAGTGGAAGGAAAATCTGAAAATATTGGCGGGTGCAGCAGGCTCAGGAATGACGGATGAATTTTTTCAGTATTTGGTAGAGATGGGACCGCAGGGAGCGAATGCAGTAGCAGAATTGGCGAGTGCATTCCAAAACGGCGAACCAGAGTTCAAAGAGATCTGTGACAAGTACCAAAATGTGCTGATGATGCAGGACAGTACAGCGAGCGAAATCGTAAGTAGCTACTATGACACAGGACTAAACGCAGCAAGGGGAGTGGCGGGTGGTATCAGAAAAGGAACTCCAGAAGCAGAGCAAAGCGCAAGGGAGATGGCCAAACGCGTCAACAAAGCAGCAAAAAGTGAGCTAGACATTCATTCTCCTTCCAAAAAAATGCGAAAAGAAGTTGGGTTGATGACTGCGCGCGGCGTTGCTCTCGGAATAAAAGACGGGACCCCAGAAGTGGAAAAAAGCACCAGGGATATGACCAAAAGTATTTATCAGCGAACATCCGAAGAGATCGAGAAACTGAGAAAAAAACGCAAGGTTTCAGCCAAAGAAGAGCAGGAAGAGTGGAAAAAAACCATAAAGATGCTACAAAAAGGGAGTGCAGAGTATGAAAAGGTACTAAAAAAGATCCGGGAGTTAAATATTGCAAAGGCCTTGGAGAAAACAGGGGATTTCGGGGTTTCTAAAAAGGATAAAGAAGGAGCGATAAAATCGGCAGGGCAGTATGCCAAGGATGTGCTGGACGCTGCGGAAAGCTGGTTTTCTGACTATAAAAAGCAGTACGATACCACGCTAAAAGATGAAGTTACCTTTTGGCAAAAAGTCCAGAAGCAACTTCAAAAAGGAACTGCCGCATATCGGGAAGCTGCAAAAAACCTAAGAGATGCAAAGAAAAAGCTAAAAGAAGAGGAAAAAAGCGAAAAAGAAGCGAAGGAAGCGGCAAAAAAAGCGGCAGAGCAGGAGAAGCTATCTGCGTCTGACCAACTACTAAGTCAATACAAAGTGTATTACAAGTTATCCGCTAAGGCGGAAGCGGATTACTGGAACATCATAAGAAAGCAGTTTAAAAAAGGGACGAGTGAGCGGATTGAGGCAGACAAAAAATATTTTGAAGCAAAGGAAAATCTGAATACCCAACTGAAAAGTTTGGAGGAGGAGTATGCACAAAATTTTAGTGAGGTACAGCAGAAGTTAAAGGATGATATACAAAGCTTGACAGATGCATACAACGACGCAGTAAAAGAGCGGGCGGACGCGATTTACTCCAGTTTTGGGCTGTTTGACGAGTTTAAAAGCGAAAGTGAAAGCGGCGCAACGCTACTTTACAACCTAAAAACACAGGTGGCGGGGCTTGCAGACTGGGAGTTGAAACTGGAGGAGCTTGCAGGGCGCGGACTTCCTACAGACTTGATGGACGAGTTAAAAGAGATGGGTCCACAGGCATCGGCGGCGCTACACGCACTAAATAGTCTGACAGATGAACAACTGAAAGAGTATGTGAGCTTGTGGCAGCAGAAAAAGGACTTATCCCAGTCTCAGGCGGTCAAAGATACGGAACCGCTGCGAAAAGAGACCAAGGATAGTATAAGCGCCCTAAAATCTGCCGCAAAGGCGGAGTTGGATAAGCTAAAGCAAGAGTATAAAGATGCCGTTTCGGAGTTAAAAAAGGGCATATCGGATTCTTTGAAAAAGATCGCAAAAAACGCCAAGAAGACGGGCGAAGATACCACGGCGAAACTCGTTGCGGGGATTTCGGAAGCTGCTAAAAGCAAAGATACCAAGACAAAGACGGAAGAAAGCTGGAAAAATATCGATAAAGAGCTTGGAAAACTGCCAAAGGCTGGAAAAGTAATCGGAAAAAATACGCTAGAAGGCATCTTAGAGGCTTTGACAGATAAGAAAAAAATTCAAAAGACCGCAAAGCAGTTTATCGAAGACTTAAAGATGGAGATGCAAAAAGCAGCAGAAATACACAGCCCATCAAAGCTCTTTAAGCGGGAGATTGGCTTGCAGCTTCCGGCAGGCGTAGGGGAAGGTATCGAAGAAGGGGCAAAAAGCGCAAGAAAAAAAAGCGCTGATATGGTAAAAAGCTTGGTAGACACCTATAAAGACCAGATCAAAGTGCAAAAGATAAGCCTGATAGAAGAGCGTGATAAGCTGGGGGCGGCTAGTGCGATACAGGCGACGAATCGTCTTGTAGGCGTTCAAGCGCAAAACCAGATCAATGTTGCAGTAGATAACGAAAATGTTTGTTTGCTGATGTCCCAAATTTTATCGGTGATGCAGCAATATATTCCCCAGATGGCAGAAAAACAGGTTGTCATGGACACAGGACAGACGGTCGGCGCCTTAAGCAGCGGAATGAGCTCAGAGTTCGCTATGATGGCTAGGAGGTTGAAAAGATGATCATAAACGGCAGGGAGATTACTTACTATGGAGCAAAAGAGTGGAATGTTACGCCCTCTTTTTCTTCTGTCTCCAATGGCAGTCAGTGGCTCGCAGGCACAGCCGCGCCCTTACTGTTAAACTCTGAAATAGGGATGAAAAAATTTAAAGTAAGTGTGATGCTGGAAGGAAAAAGCAGATCTGAAATATGGAAAAACGCAGAGAGACTTATCGCAGCGCTGCTAAAACCAGCAGAGATACAGTTTCGCAATTTTGAAAATTTTTTCTGTATGGTGCTGATGAACGCGTCTTATGCTGAGCTTTCCTTGAAAAAATTTCACAAAGCCACACTCGATCTGGCCGGATATGAGTACGGTAGGGAAGTAGTTGTTGAAAACACCGGAACGAGGATTTCTACCGAAAACACAGGCAACTTACCCACTCCTGTGATACTGGCGATCACCCCCACCATAGGGAAGGTATCTTTAACCATCACGGGGCTTGTGCGTGATCGATATACTTTAGAGGATAAGCCGATCAAAATTTCGAACCTTACAGATGGAAAAACCATAATCTTGGACGGGGAAAGCGGGATTATCACGGAAGACGGAGTGAACA